TTACATATTTTGTTTTTTAATATAATTGAATGCAATGCATAATTATATTAAAATAATTAAAATAAAATTGTAACTGTAATGATTGTAACACGCACAAACAGTGTTTAATTGCTGTAAGCAAGACCACCCATACCACTCATTACACGGAGAACGTTGTAGTTGGTGGCATAGACACGAACTTTGGCAGTCTTGGTTCCCTCAACGGTGGCGTTGGAAAGAACAAGCTGAAGAGTTGCATTGTCAATGCGGGAGAAGTTGCAACTGCCGGAAGGCTGGTGCTCTTCGGGCCTCAACGCAAACGAATACACGTTGATACCGGTGTCGGGAGTGCGGGTGTGGTGCTGGTAGGGCTGAACGAGGTCGAAGTAAGTTCCTTCACGCTCAGAGAAGCGGTCCTGACCGTTGAGCTGAAGTTTGGCAGTCACGACGGGGTTCTGACCCCAGCAATGCAGGGGAAGAGAGGTCTCAGACAGAACAAAGGTTCCAGCATCAGACACACCGGAGTTGGTGTAGATGTGTCCAGGGGCCGGGTTAAATGTGGTTCCTTGAGCCATATTGGATTCGTTGTAAGCGCCGCCGTGAACAGGATTCCACCACTGGTCAGTAGCAGCATTATTGGCCTCATCATCAACAGCACCAGCATCGTAGAAGAGACCGGAAGCATCAATGTATTGTTCAACGGCATCAGGACCTCCGAATGCGTGAATGGCATTGGGAAGGGCATCAACTGCGTCAGTGTAGTTGAAGGGCTGGGCGCCGAGAAGACGGTAGAGAAGCTGATTGCAATCCAGGGATGAACAATAGTCAACGTTCTGATCCGGCTGAACGACCCAAATGAGTTCTTTCACGGGGTGATTAAAGTTGAGTTTAATCTTGTTGGAAGAGGAACCAACGGATTCATCACCAGTGAACTGCAGCTGTTCAATGAGGTACTCGTGGGGGTTCTGAGCCATGCGCCTGCGCTCATCAGTGTCCAAAAACACGTAGTCGACATACAAGGATGCGGCAACGAGGGACTGGTTGTAAGCGGCAGTAACACGACCACCTTCAGTGGGGCAGGCGGCGGTGTTCAAAGAACCAACAGCCCACAGACACTCGTCAATGGGGCGAATATCGAGGTTAATCTTGACTTCGTGGTATTGAAGAGCGATAAGGGGGAGGGCAAGACCGGGGTTGCGGCAGTACCAGAACTGAAAGGGCACATAGAGAGTGGTTTCAGGGAGGGCATTGCGGGGAGCGCAAACTTGACGAGGGGCGTTGCTCTGGCAAGGACCGTCAACATCATTGAATGAAGGGTCGGTAATAAAGGTGAGTTCGGTGGTGTTTCCAACCATTCCGTAGTAACCAGCGGTCTGGTCAACGGGCAAAGTGAGGTTATTCCAGATGTGCATCCAGTCACCGTACTGGCGGTCAATGCGCTGACCACCGATTTCAACTTCAACCTGAGAAATGAGCTGTTCACCGGGGAAATCAAGCCAACGGGCATAAACGCCGGTGACACCAGTGGAACTGTTCCTCATACTCTGGTTAATTTCAGGAAGAGTGACCTGAAGGTAAGTGCGGTATGCAAGGTCGCCGTTTCGGCTAATGGTGCAAGTCACGCGACGACCGAAATCAGCCTGTCCGTTAAAAGTCTGTTCAATAGACTCCATTGCAAAGTTGGTGTGACGTTTATAAGATACTTTCCAAAAAGTAATCTGAGGGTTTCCCGTCAGATAAACATCCTGGGCGCCATAGGCTACAAGTTGCATTAATCCTCCTGCCATTTTATGTTGTTATAATATTGCTAAAGAAAAAAATTTTACGTTTTTTGTTTAATTTAATTAAATTAATTCATTTAATTAAATTCTACTATGGAAAATTTACTCAAATACTTATTGAAAAATCCTTGCATTCAAAACACCTAAACAAAAAAAATAATGTCAATAAATAATCAAAATTGTTGAAAAAGAATATATCATTAAAATGAAAATCGTTACAAAATAGTTAAAATGTAAAATTATCTAATAAAAATTCTTTTAAATAACCAGCTTCATAAACACGCTTATCACCCTTGTGTCTTTTTGAACAAAAATATTTGTTGCCTATTTTTTTCAATTTCCATTCATTTTCTAAAGCATTATATATAAAATTCCTTAAACAATCATCGGACAATTTCATATTTGTTTTATGTATGGTTTCACATTTTTCATTTGAAAACTCTTCATCTCCATCTTCTTCTTTCAAATACTTTTTTAATTTTATTAATTTTATTTTAACATCTCGTCCTGTATTCTTCTTTAAAATATATTCTTTTTCTTTTTTACCAATGTTTTTATCATAATAATTTACGTTCTTTTTAATTGTCCAATTATTTTCTAAATGTTTTATTAAAACACTCATTTTATCACATTCAAATTTGTTGTTATTGTTATTATTGTCATTGTAATTCTCAATTGTTGAGTATCGATTTATAGTACACTTGTCTACTTTATCGTCTGCCTTGTTTGCCATAATATTTATGAAACTTATTTTTAATTGTATGATTATAAAAATTGTTTTTTATGGTTAAATGAGAAAATCTTACTTGAAATTTGCCGATTAATAAATTATAATAAAGTAAATATTTTTCTTCTAAATTTTAGAAATCATAAATAGATTTCGAAAATTTCGAAAATTATAATTATAAATTAAAATAATAATATATATACAAATTTCTTATTAAAGTTTTTTAATCTAATATTATATATCACAATATTCATAATATTATTATTATTTTTTTGTAATTTTGTTTTTTCATGCCGTCGTTTAAATATAAAACAAATAAAAAAATCATAGTAGATGACAAAAGTATTACCACTCTAGATAACCGACACAGAGAAATGCAGGTGTATTTTTCAAATGTCGAAAATGTTATCATTCCCAGTCTTTTAAATGAAAAAAAAGAATTACAAGAAACTTTACTTGACAAAAATAATGATAATAACACTGATTACAATGATATTAAGACCACTGTAGTTAGTGGAATAAAAAATGAAAATAAAAGCAAAATTCCAATTGAAAAACAACTTGAAATAAAAGACCGACTGGCCGAAATTAAAACTGAACTCCGCACTCACAAAAACAATATAAAACAATACTATTTGAATAACTCCAAATACATTTTCGATTATTTTGAAAATAAAAAGGAAATATCAAATGGAAATAATAAAACGAAGATTTTAAATTCGTTTTTTAAAATCGACACTTCCACAGAACGTGTTAATGAATTAACATCAATGAACGATAATAATGTAAAAAAATTTTTATCAAATATTGACCAGTCATTTATTAACGTAAATGATTTTGTATTTCAGACCGGAACTTGTCATCATTGCAAAAGCGGCGAACTTATTCCGGTAGAGCATGAAGGTATTCTTGTGTGCAACAACTGTTCCAAATATGTTGTATACTTGATTGAAAATGAAAAACCATCGTATAAAGAGCCGCCCAAAGAGGCGTGTTTTTATGCGTACAAGCGCATAAATCATTTTAAAGAAATTATGGCACAGTTTCAAGCGAAAGAAACGACACAAATTCCGCCAGAAGTTATTGAAAATATTAAATTGCAAATTAAAAAGGAGCGAATAAGTCTATCCAAATTTACAAATTCAAAAGCAAAAGATATTCTAAAAAAACTTGGTTATAATAAATTTTATGAACACATTCCTTTCATAAAAGATAAACTCGGCATAAAACCGCCGACAATGACGCCCAATTTAGAAGAACTGTTGTGCAATCTCTTTATGGAAATTCAGGGACCTTATGCCAAGTTTTGTCCAGATGACCGCGTCAATTTTTTAAATTATTATTATACCATTTATAAACTGTGCGAATTAATCGGACAAACACAATTCCTTCCTTATTTTCCCTTGCTTAAAGACCGTGAGAAACAAATCGAGCAAGATGAAATATGGAAAAAAATATGCTTTGAACTGAACTGGGAGTTTATACCGACACAATAGTAATCATTTTGTACAATTAAACTTGAAAATATTTTTTTTATAATATATATATATTACGATAAGTACATAGTTT